CAGTTATACTACAATGATTTAGATCGTTGGTTTGGCGAGGGCGGAGACCTGTTTATGCTTTACAGAGCAACAGGTAATTATGGTAGGTATGGATCATTTGGATTGCTTGAGTGGCAAACACAACCTAGAGCCACAGCACCTAAATGGATGGGTGTGATGGACTATCTTGGTCGTTAGAGTTTATATTCCACACCATTACCAAAACTAGAACCGACTTCGACATCCACACCTAGGGGAACTTTCAAATGGATGTTGAAATTGTCTTTCAGGTAATGATAATTCTCAAGCTCGTCACTAACAATCTCAACGACCTTTCTAGTTTCTCCCTTGGGAGCTATGAGTTCAATTGAGTCGTGAACAGTGGCTACAACCTTAGCCTTCATACCTTTGAGCTTTTCAATCACACCAAGCATACCACACAGTAGAATGTCACTAGCGGCGGATTGGATTGTAAAGTTTAGACCTTGTCGGAACGCTTCCCTACGCACACCCTTGAAAGGTGATCGAACATTAGGTAGGTGACGATAGCGACCAAAGATGGTCTTAGCGTATCCAAACTGTTTAATGTATTCATCAATAGTATTCATGTAGCGGCCCACACCTGGGAAAGCAGCTAGCCAACTATTGATGATCTCCTCAGCGCGGTCCTCAGGAATGTTACGCTTTGAGGCAAGAGTATATGCAGTCCCACCATACACTGTTAAGAAGCTAACTTCCTTTGCGATCTGTCGTTCAAGTTTGCTCACGTCCTGGGGATCCTTGTTGAACGTCAATCCCGCAGAGTAGCTGTGCAGGTCAACGCCAGACTTGAAAGCATGAATCATATTTTCCTCATTAGCGACGTGAGCAAGAACTCGTAGCTCCATAGCTTTCATGTCAATCGTGATAAAGTCGTGACCCTCTGGAGCTACCACGTAATCACGAATGTTTACATCTAGCGATTCACGGGGCAAAGTGTGAAAGGACACACCAATCTTATCAGTCTTCTTCCTACCGACATTCGCACCGGAGTTGGAGATTCGACCAGTAACAGTGCCGTCGATATTATATTTCACATACATTCTACTGTTGCCAGTATTCTGTAGTGCAGTACGAGCACCTTCAATATACACAGAGTGTAGCTTGGTCAGTTTCTTATACTCTGAAAAGCGATCGAAGAACTTCTTAGCAGCCTTCAACTGGTCGTCAGACATGTTATTCAGGATCGCCTTGGCGATGCTCACTTCTTCGTTATTCAACCTTCAAGCCTCTTGCTGTGAACTCTTCTTCGACCATGGCCTTCACCTTGGTTAACGTTTCTTCGTTGGTAGAAGGAGCACCCTTCTTAGTGAACTCGAAAGGATACAATCCAAGACCAAAGTCGTCAACCTGAATCCATTCGCCTTCATCATTCTTCTCGAATGAGTAAATAATCTTTACAAGTTGATTAGTGGAATTCAGATTGGCATCCTCCTCCAAACCAGCAGCTTCCCGCAAGGCGATGTCTGCCAGTTTAAGTTTGTCTTGAAGTTGCTGGTCTAATTCGTTCAGCTTATCCTCATCAATCAGCAAACCCTCAAACTCCATGTCACGGAAGGCAACTGTCAAGGGTGCGATCAACTTTTCATACAGGTGCTCCAGCTTCTTCTGACGAACCTCTTCGAGTAGTTTCACATACACCTTTGCGGTGGCGTAGGTATCCTTTGCGTTACCCTCAACGCATTGAATTAGTGAGATGTTTTTCCAATCAAACTTCTTACCTTCAACTGTGAGCATTAGAACTTTTCTTCTGGGAAGTAGTAGTAAACAAGATCAGCCAGCGACTTCGGAACATCCTCTTTGTATAGGTGCTGAAGTAGTTTAGTATCGTACACATTATATACTTCCTCAACCCCATATCGTTTAAGGAACTTAAGATCGAAGCCTGCGTTCTGCAAGATCTTTCTATTGTTTTTGTTTGCCATCGCCGCGCAGATAAATTTCATAAATGCGCCTTTAACTTTATACCCTAGCTTTGCCTCCTTGTGATCAATAGGCAACACTAAAGTTTTACCAAGCTCACCCGTATCTCTGTCAACAAGTGTCATCGATACAGTGTGAATTGTGTCATCCAGGAAATTCAATCCCGTGGTCTCAATATCAACAGCCAGATCCAGATGAGTATCAGTAAACTCACCTCTAACCTCATCTAGCTCCCCGATGCTCATAGCTAAGATGTGATCTACCTGAGCGTCTGTGGCCTTACCTAAAAGCTCATTATTAAGAGCGTTCTCCAGGTCGGTTCTGAAGAGATAAGCGTTCTTGGGCTCTGCTACGACCTGGAACGGGTGAATAATAGGCACAACCTGAAACTTTGTACCAGACTCAGTAACTAGAGTATCAACCTTGCCACGAATCTTACTTTCCTCTCTAGCTTTACCATAAAGTAGAGTCGTCGCAACTTTGCCACAAGCGAACACAAGTCTGGGTCTGTAGTGATCCACAGTATCATGAAGGTGTGTCTTACATGATTTCTTAATACCAGTGCTTAAGTTTTCAGAAGTTATGTTAGGACATTTGACCGCAGTTGTGTAGCCAACCTCCCATTCTTGTGAGAATCTGGCTAACTCTCTCTGGATAATGTTATATTCCTGAGGTCTAAAAGCGGTGAACTCACCCTCAAACATCTTAGCCGAATCTGAGATGAACAGTATGTCTACAGGAGACTGCTTATACTCATAATCTAGAATTGTATGAGTTGGCAGATTCATCCTCAGCGCGGGACAACTCTGACACTTGGAGTTGATACCCTGAAAACTTAGTTGCGGCATGGGACTATGATAGGGTAGTGAGTTATTATATCGACAATAAAAAGTTTGAGAGATTGATTCAAGAATTCAAACTTGGCAACAGAGAAGTTGAAAACGAACTCTTTGAAATGTTCGACACCTTGATTAGCCGACTCATGTTATCTTTTAAGTTCAATGTTGATTATGAGGAGGCAAAGCAAGAATGCTTCTTACTTATACTAAAAGTTCTTAAGAACTTCAATAGAGAATCTGGTCAAGCGTTCAATTACTTTACTACAGTAATTTTAAATAATCTACGCTTATTGTACTCTAAAAATAAGAAGTACAATGAAAAGCTTGAATCCTATCGGAACCACAGAATGGGCATTCCGAAGAATCCAAGCTCGATCTAGACACCGATCTCAGCGCCCACGGATCCGTTATAGGATACCACGCGGGGGAATGACTTGTGGATCACAACCAGCATAGGTAGCTGGTCATATCTTGAAAGACATGATGTAGAGATAGTTTCCCTATGAGATTTGATTGAAGTCTTAATAACTTCAAGGGCGTTAGGCACATTAAAGATATCTACAACATGAAGTTCAGTGCTACCATCAACTGGTAAGTTATCGTTAAAATACCTACACACCTTGTCCCAAGTATTTGTTATCAAATAATAAGAGTTTTGCTTACCCTCAACATTTGATTTAACGATAGACTCTAAGTGCTTAGAGTTGTAGATCTTGTGAGTTTTAAAACTATTCTTCTGTTTGCTCATTTTCTTGAGTATCTTCCTTGGAATCTTCTTCAGCCTGAGCCGCCTTATGTGCTTGAACCATAGCCGTAATTTGCTCGGTCATTGCATTGCAACCAGCAAAGAAGATCTGCTTGTAAAAGTTTTCATCTTCTAGTTCTGGCGGCTTCAACTTGCAAAAGTTCTTGAAGCCTTCGGCCTCTTCTTTGGAAAATTTAATCTGAATCTTCATACGTCCTCTACTGCGTTCAACTAATTTAAACTTCGTATCCTCTAACGATAGTGATACTTTATTCATACAGCTATTATAGTCTAGAGGTTTTGAAATGAAAGATGATTTTGATGTGTCGCCATTAAGAAAAAAGAAAAAAGTAAACTCAAGAGCTAAGGGTAATAGATTTGAGAATAAAATTGCTAAGACGCTCAACGATAGATTCGACACAAAAGAATTCTGTCGCACGCCAGGGTCTGGGGCTTTTGCGACAACTCACAAATTGCCTGAATACTTAAAAGTATATGGAGACTTAATTACGCCAGAAAAGTTCAAGTTCATTATTGAATGTAAGAAAGGATATGATAATGAACAAGTAAGTGATTTATTAAATCCTAAATCAACAATTTCAAAAATGATAGCTCAAGCTCATCGAGATTCTAAAAAATCTTCGAGAAAGTTTTTACTATTTATCGGTCAGAATCGTAAGGAACCCATGGCTATAACCAATGAGTTGGATCTCCCAGTAAAGGGTCCAAGCTTTGCAGGTTCATCTGGGGATGTTCAGGTTGCGATGTTTAGACTTTGTGATTTAGTCTGTATTGATGATTCTTACTTTTTCTTTGATGATGCCTAATGCTTCTTGAAGAGTATTAAGTGCTGTCCAGATAGTGCTAGAATCTTCTCGTGAAGGTTTGCCACCCAGGAATCTTTTCTGTTTACCTTCTCTAGTCATAGCATTAGATTTACGAGATTGCAAATTACCCTTTACTCTTTTTAAAGTTATGGATGAATTTCGATTGTCTGACCTTTTAAACGATAAACCTGTGTTTGTAATTTCAAGAGAGAAAGCACCAGTCTCATTTTTAATTGATTTAGCTATCTCTTGATAAGCTTTATTTTGAGTGGTAATATAAGATACCCCTTCATTAAGCATATTTGTCTGTAGGACAGTGTCATTGCTCCGAGAAGCACCAGCAGCATAATTCATAGCTAAAGCATAAGCTTGAGTGGCTTTAGGATTATCTGCTTGATTTGATTGTAGGTTACTCATTAAGGCAGGCATGAGCAATGCATCTTTTATTTCATTTTCTATTTTCTTTTTATCTGAAGGTTTAGCATTATTGTAAGCTTTTACTTTACTTTTTAGTTTCTTTGCAAGTTCGTTTCTCTGAACCTCATCAAAGCTAGAATTCTTTTGAATGTTTTTTAAATAGCTATCAACGACAGTATTCAAAGCCTGAACTTCAACTTTCTTACCGTCAACCATTGTAGATATCTTATTAGAAAGTGAATCTACCTGCTTCCTAATCTCCATCTGCTGCCTGTTAATCTCATTAAACTCACTACTAATTTCTTTGAGTTTGACAGCCTCAGAGAATCTCTTCCAAACAGGATTACGAGATCTTCCCGACATAAACTCAGCGGTGTTCTTATCCGAAAAACTGCCCATTACTGTCTCAGCAGATTTTGCAATGTAGTTTTTGTAGCTAATTTCACCGATATAAATCTCTTGTCCAGGCGTAAGATACTTTGCCTCTACTAACTCCTTGTAGTAATCCTCTTTACCTAGACTCTTAAAAAGCTCTTCAGCGTTAACAGGTTTAACTTTTTTTGTGTCTAAGGCTTTTTCAGCATCATTCTTATCATACCAAATTTCAACTGAGTCTTGTTTTCTACCTTTTCCGACAACTTCACCACTACGCACGGACAAGTTGGGTACTCTATCTATATTTGATACCGAAGCCACATGAAAAGCTGCTTTAATATTCTCGCCCTTATCTCCCAACAGATCCACTATCTTATCAAACTCAGCTTGGCTCTCTAAGGGGATGGCTGAATCTCTAGCCATCTTTAACCATGCTTCCCTATTTTCGTTCAAAGACCTAATGCCCTTTTCGATTTTAAGAGCTACATCCTTAATCATACTCAGAGCCTTTTTAGATTCGCTCTCAGAAAGCGAGTCTTTGTTTTTAAGATATGTCCTAGCTAGTGCAAACAAGTCTGGCGGATACTCCAGAACATTTCCACGAATGTTGCTCTCACTTCCTATATTGTCTGCGGCTTCCTGAATAACGTTGATTACCTCGGGATCTTCACAACCTTCTATCATCCTGCTTAATACCTTAGCTTGAGACTTACTAAAGACAGTGCCATTACTACCCTCGCCAAAGTCAGTATAAACTACAACATCACCCTTATCAGTCTTTTTGAATCTGCCACAAAAATCATCTGATCCTTTATCATTTATGACGTTGGCAAGTTGAGTAGCTCGCTCTATATCAGACTGCCTAGGTTCAATTCTATAAAATTCTCCATCCTTAACAACCACTGGGTAATCAGCAATTAAAGATTTTACAAGCCTCTTTGCATCACCTCTATCAGATACTCTAGCTGCCTCATCGTATAGCTCCTTAAACGGTGCTGCGGCAGCAGGATCACTCACATCAATACCTAATTCCGAAAGCTCCGAATCCAACTTTTCATCAATTATAGGTTGAACTTCTTGAGACGCATCTGCATCAAATAGTTTGTAGAAACCTTGCAAACCATCAGATGTATCTAAGTTAAACTGACCTGGGCCACCAACCACACGACCATCTCCCCCTAATTTACCACCTTTAGTAACTCCTTTGGCCGTGATAAATACACCTACAGGCTCTCCGGTGGGAGTCTGTCCTGTTACGGGAGATCCAAACGTGAAGCGACTGGGGTCACTTTTCGCTTGAGATATTAAAGAGTCGGCCTCGCCCGTTTGCTCTAGTATTAGAAGGCTCTTATTATGAACCCTGCTAAAACTTTTTAATAAATCTCTTTTATCCATAACTTATAATAGACAAATAGCCCTCTCTCTTATTTAGAGAGAAGGCTACCCGAATTAGATCTAAGAGGTTAGTTGATCTTGTCGTAATCCAAGAAGTCGAAGCGGAATGTCACTTCAACTGTGGAGAAGTCGTTCGTTGCGTAGTTCTTCTCAGAGTATCTAACACCTGTGACATACACACCATACATCTCAATGAAGGCGTGAGGCTCATTAGTGTTATCAAGCTCAAGAACAGTCATCTTCGCAGCCTTAAACGATTTATTACCAGGACCACCGGGAGCAGACAGTTTTGTCATATCACCTGTAATAGGATCGTAAATCGTCTTGAACCAATTCCAGAGAGCGGGCGTGGTGTTTGTTAGAAGTTGATTGTCGAATGTGATAGTGACTGCATCTGGTGTGAACTTACCAGGGTAGTACATCTTATCGTTAAGACGATCAACAACAATGTCATCGACAGCGCCACCGATAGGACTCACTTGCTTGGCGGCAGCGGTGAGAATTTGTTGAGTTTGAGCAAACTCAGCAGGAAGTCCAAAGAACTTCACTTCGAATTGATATGACCTAACAGCATCAAGCTTTGTTGAAAGCTTAGGAAGGCTCTTCCCAGGCTCAAAGTTCGCTCTGTAGTCATTCTTTAAAAAGCTATCTACCATGATTATATTTAGTTAATGGTTGCCGATTGGCTTGTGAGGTTGACCTCGAAGACGATTGTTTCAGCAGCCTTCGTAGGCTTAATCGTAACCGAGCACCAAAGCTCATTTCTGTCAACTCTCGCAGGAGTATTCGTTGTGGAGTCACACTTAACTGAACCCTCAGTTATCGCCCTTCTAGCCAGGAGATCATCCAAGAATGGGTTGATTGCATCCTCAACTAACTCCCAAGTAAACTGATCGTTAGGCTCAAACTGGAAAGGCTTGCCAAGTTCAAGGAGAACCTTCCTCAGGTAGATCATGAGTCTACGGACATTAACCCTATCCAAGGCAGTAGGCGTTCTCTGAGTAGTTTTCTGACCGAAGATTGTTATCCCAGTATTAGGGTCATTTGAAATTGGGTTGACCGAGTTAGAATAGAGTGCGTCCCTATCCCCTTGATTAAGTTTGACCTCTGTTTCTGTAGGCTTCGTAAGACGACCTCGATTGAAACCAGCAGGAGCAAACCATGGCTCAGAAACTGCATCGGTAAAGACGCATTGTCTTGCGGCAAAGATAGTGGGGTCATAGTATTCTTCAGCACCAGCGAATGAGTTGAAGACCTGCACCCAGGGCCAGTAAACGGCTGCGTAAGAAGAGTTAAGAGCCGAATCTCGGACATCGCTAGATTGACCGTTGATCCATTGAACGGCATCTTGAACTTCAGCTAAACCGAAAGGAGGTGCAACCAGAGCTAAGAAGTTTTTGGAGGACTCAGCAAGAGTTACGAACGCATTTTGAACAGTATCGTCAGTGATACCAGGAATCAACCCGATAGAGACATTTAAAGCGTCATCATCTAAAGCATAGATTCCCGTTTTGGCGGCTGGCGTTCCAACCAGATCGGAGGCCGTTGTCGCACCACTATCACCACCAGCTAACGGATAAGTCCCCTCAACAAGCTTAAGGAATCGAGGAGTACCTTCAGGAGCGTTGGTGAAACCATTCAGGCCGATGGCTGCCGCTGTCGTGCCAAACAAGTTTGGAGCATCGTAAGCATTTTCGCCAGTATCTTCAATTTCAACAAAGATGTACTCAGACTCATTGTTATCTTCATCAACATTTAACAAGAATTCAATAGACTGTGCGCTAGACGGGCTTAACTCTATTCTATTAAAGGACTCTACTTGAGAGCCATCATTGTTAATAACAACTTGATCCCTGACAGACAGGTTGTTAATCTCAACGGAAACACCTCTAGTCGAGCCGTCTCTCATGGCACTGAGATTGTATCCTGCGCCTGGGTAAATCGAGTAAACATTCGCGTTCACGGCAGAGGCAGTGAGGCCACTGACTGTCACACTGGGACCAACAGGGCTAGTGACAGCGGCTCCAAAAGCTCCTAAAGATGAGAAACCTAAAGCAGTATCGTTCGAGCTAAGAGTCATTGTCGCACCCGAACCTGCATACTTAGAAGCTAAGAAAACATTGGAGCCCTCAACAAAGGCATACACATCTTGATCACCCAAAACGTTGGGATTAAAAGCCGCTTCAAAAATCTTGGCTCTAGTGTTATTAGTAACTGAGCTAACTAAACTCGCGCTTCCAGTCTCAGTTGTCACACCGGCATTGTCTGTAATTGTGTAGGTTATTGTTGATGGGTTAATACTAGGAGTGTAACCACTTACCTGGACTGCGGGAGGGGTTCCTAGCGGGACAGTGGCGGAAGCATAAGCGGCAACAGCGGTTGGAGCAATACCTCTAACAAAGTAGAGTTGATTGGTGGCTTCTAATATCTCTAAAGCACCTTCAATTGCTTGACCTTGAAGCGTGGTATCAGGCTTACCAAACTTTCTGATTAAGTTTTCTTGACTAGTAATTAAAGTTGGCTTGTTGATCGGGCCTTTATTAGCGAAACCCACTATACCTACAACACTTGAATCAATATTAGGAGTAAATATCGAAATATCGTTTTCAAGAACTACTACGGATGGACTGGTTGGAATTGCCATGGTTAATTATCTTTACGGGTTTTTCTTTTAGAAGTATGGACAACAGGCACGACCGAAACAGGGTCGGGCACAATTCTAATCTTGACCATCCTGCGATGAACCAAGTTCTCTGCGACACTACTCTTCCATTTTTCAGGAACTTCTATCTGTTGTTTAGGAGCCAAGAAAAAAGTCTTTACGCCGTCAGGTGCTCCAAAAGGAATACTGAAACCTTGCATACTTGTGTTTTTGACAATTTTCATATAAAAGCTCCTACTATATTTACTATTTTTAAAATGGAAAGTTGATTAATTTACTGCCCTTGCAATGATAAGTTGGTAATAGTAAGGGTGTTACCTGCTGCTATATCAGTGTCAGTTCCGATATCCCACCAAGCATAAATTTCTTTGTTATCAGCATAAGTAAAAGCTGAGTTTACAGCACCTGCCTCAACTAATGCTACGTATCTAGCATTACTGAATGCCCCAGAAAATTGAAAAGCGTTGTTTGCAGTTTGTAAAACAGCCCTTGCTGCACTAGCACTTAGCTGTGAGGCACTTGAGACATCAAAGTTAGCTTGATCTCCCGTGCCATCTCTTAGAACCACAAGCCCTGAGGT